GTCGTAACTACCGTTACCTGCTGCAAGAGGAATTGCTAATAGAGGTTGAACAAAACCTGTAATTCGTCCTTGCGGAGTTAATATAAGACCCGGAGGTAATTCACCGTCGTCACTGGCAATAAAAAAATGTAACTTTTGGCCAGTGGCTGTATCTGTATCACTCACTGTTAGCTGAAAATCGATATAGCTACTGTCTAAAATATAGTAAGCACTATTGGAACCAACTGGTAATGGTCCTGCTGGTGTTACCCATTGCGGTTCGTCACTGCCAATTACTGTGATATAAAATGTACGATCAGATAGGCCTAAACTATTACTGGCTCTAACTACAAATTTAAAATCTGTTGTTCTTGGAACTTCGAACGGCGTTCCTACAACCTTTGCGCCAACTATTCTTAATCCTGGCGGTAGTTTTCCGCTAATAACTGCAAAAGTAATGCCAGCACTGGTAGTGACAGGCAAAGGTATTTCTACTGTTTGCCTTTCGTTAAGGTTTCCTAGTTTATATCCTGAAGATTGTGTCCATACAGATAGTGACATTTTAGCTCCGTTTTATATATTTACCCAAAAACGAGAGCGTAGATTAACTGGATCCGTATCTATATATTTTGGGCCTTGGCCAAGCAAGTCCGCTAGACGGTCTTACACCTTGGCTGTTTTTTGGAACAGTTTGACCGCTTTCGGGTCTATCGTTTCTATAATAAAGATACTTGTTTGCGGCACCCTGTAAATCTCTAATATCAGCAGGTCCGCCTGATGTGCCTACAACTTGGTTAGATTTGGCAATGCCCGTGATATAGGCCTTTGCCTGTACTTGATTCCAGTGCGGATTTAGTTCTAAAGCACAGGCTAACACTCCACAAACCTGAGGGCTAGCCATACTGGTGCCAGAAATTTTACCTAAAAGATAACTGCTATTTCTGCTGTCGCTGACACCGGAATTGTAAGAGCTTATAATGTTAGTTCCTGGCGCCCAAATATCAACCCCAGGTCCGCAGTCGCTATAGGTAGATTTTTGATCTGTAGCAGTAACGTCAATAGCACCTACACAGATATTAGGTAATTCGTAGGTGCCGTCTGGATGACTACTAGTGTCGTTGGCAGTAGGACTAGATCCTCTCATATAGTAGTAGACCTGCCCTGGATATCTGTTTGACATTTCAAAGGTATTGTTCCAATCAGCACCGCCTGGTACGTCATGTTTCCATAATCCATTGCCCGCAGCTCCAACGTATATAATGCCTTCAGCTATGGCATCTTCGATATCTGCATCTAAGGCAGCTACTCTTACTGGAATACGTTGTCCCGAGATAAAGCCCCAACCGTTTAATTGTTCAGTAGTAAAACCACCACTAGATGTAGTTTTTCTATTGTTAACTCCCAACTGTAAATCTATTCGTGTAGGAACGCTTTCAGAAAACACCCATTCACATACCATGTTAGGACTACCAAGTGTGCCTGTGGTAGAGCCATTGCCCTCCATTCTAACTCGATATGTTCTATTAGGTGCAGTACCTTCTTCTCCGTAGTATATGCGTTGAACAGAATTATCTGCACAACTCCACATAATTTTAGGTAAGTTAGGATTTGTGGGACCTAGACTAGAATAGTTAGATGAGCCAGCAGTAAATGTTATATAGTGATTAGTACCAACGTAGATAGTATTATAACTATTACCGAGATAGGTTATGTTAAATGGTAAAGTCAGTGTCCAATAACCGTCATCGTTGTTGCCTGTAGTTGGAGTAGTTGATGATGCTAACGAAGCAGCACCTAACAGGCTATTTGTAATTTCTGTTACTGATGCTGTAGCCGGTGTAGATTCTGTAATAACAGTTAAACTCATTGTAGTAGCATAGGCAATGTTCTGCCCGTCAGTAACTATGTCAGTATCGAATGTAACAGTATAAGTTTGGTTATTTGGTAGACTGACACTATTTTGTCTAGTATCAATTTCAATAGTGCCACCGTTAACCGTTGTTGCAGCATCGGAGAATGTGTGTATGATATTTAAAGACTGATCCCTAACAGTGATAGTACCAGTTAGTTCCATAACACCACTTACAGCATCCATTGCTATATTTTGAATTAAGCTGATATCGGCTGGACCGTCAATGGTAAGTTCATAGCTAGCATCTGGTTGAGCAAATACAGTTAGCGTTGCCTGCTGTCCTTGTTGTTCCCAACTTGCAGGTTTTGTTAAAATACTACCAGCTGGCGGAGTGTATGGACCTGTAGTGGTAATTCTGTTACCGATAGTTTCTTCTCCAACTAGTGTAGCCAGTCTTGCATTAGATGTACACACTCCGCTGTAACCAGTGTAGGTAACTGATCCGCCACCACCCGGAGTATATCTTGTTCCTCTATAGGTAACTGCGGTAATATCGCTGAATGCCCATTCTCCAGGAAAAATACTCATACCCCAACTGTTATTTGTGATAGTTGGATTTTTTCTTCCGGTGGAAACATTATTGACTTTAGTTCTATGAAACTCTCTTACATAATCCATAACATATGGAAAGTTGTAGTCTGTCCCGTCGCCTGCTAGATAATAGATATTATAAAGATTGGCATCTCTTGCCCAACCTTGTGTACTTCCTCCGCATGTTCCTGTAGTATGAGTAGCATGGCCGCTAACACTAGCATAAGAATAATTACCTGCTGATGTACCTTTAACAACAGGATTATGTTGATACCAATTGTATTGCACAAATCTAGTACCACCAGTGCCGTCTGCATTAACTGCATATTCGGGGTGATTTAAAACTACCCCATCACCGTCAACTACAACAATGTCAACGTTTTTGCCAGTGGCAGATAATCTTACAGTGCCTGTAGCATTTTGAGTAGCATCGCTTCCCCAACCAACTCTATTTTGTTCTTCTGTACATCTTAACAGAGCAAAGTTAAGCATATTGTTGCTGGTACTGCTTGACTTGTTCCAGTTACTAGATGTTTGTGTTTTTGTTGATGCAAATTCTCCTGCTGAGATTCCTTTATATCTAGGATGTAGTTCTACTGATTTTACTCTAACGTCTTCACGTAATTCGTCAGCTTCCCAGTCAGTTAATAGATAATGAGTGTTTCTGCTGGCAGGTCTTTGGTCAACGCATTCAACTTCCCTTATTGGAGCACAGCTACCATCAAATTTACCGTAGTCTTGCATTTCGGCATAAAATGCATCTAGGTCTTTGAAATTTTTTAGTGTTACAATGTATTCTCGCTTGCTAACATAGTCTTTCATTGACATAATTCTAATCCTTAGCGAGTTTTTCTTATTCTAGGTCTCGGATATACCGCTCCTGTACTTGGCCTCAATCTGAAATTTTGTTTGGGAAATGCCATACCTTCTGATGGTCTTTCTTTATAAAAATATCCTGGTGTGATAGTTCCTGTAGCAGGAGTTTCACTAACAAGTGAACCTGCATTATCATATTCAAATGTCTGCAGACTAGTGACATTTATATAGGACATATAAGTATTAAATGATGAATCACTGCAACTGATAGTAACTCGATCACCGGTGTTTAGTCCGTGATTGGCACTGGTAAAAATAGTGGCCACATTGACACCGTTTCTACTAACTGTTGCTAATGTAGTGATCACAGTTGATCCGTCGCCCACTGCACCGGCAGTATTTCCACCACTTGAACCTAGATCGTTATAAACTGCTGATATAACATTTTTACCAGGTGCGTATATGTCTACTCTAGGACCAGTATTGCTTAATGCTAATTTTGGTTCACTACTGGCACTATCAAGGGCTCCAACACAAATTAGATTACTATGAGAAGCACCTGGGGTAGCACCTCTGTGATAATAAATTATTTCTCCATTATCAATGTAATAGTTATTATAATCAGTTCCGCCTAGAACATCTGCTTTAAACCCGCCATTACCTGCGGAACCTACTACAAGTATTCCGTCATTAATAGCATCGGTAATATCAGCATCGAGTGCAGCATCTCTATAAGGAGCCAACTGACCTGTTTGCATAATTCCGTAAGTTTCTAAATCGCTTAGAGTAAACTCACCTCTATAGGCAGCATTTGCTCCAATATGCAAATCAATTTGAGCAGGTGTTGCTTCGTAAAAGGTCATCTCCCAAACTGTAGTAGGACTGCCTAATACTCCGCCGTTGGCAGCATCGTGTCCTTCCCATCTAATTCTAAATGTCCTATTAGGACTGCTACCAGATGTTTGGCTCCATAAACGCTGACAGCTACGATCGCCGCCAGATACTAGAATTTTTCTTGCTGGCGGAGCACTAGCTCCAACTACCCATGTGTATGTCTGTGCAATAGTGCCTCCAAACAATACATAGCTGTTAGTGCTTACACGAATTTCTGTATAAGTGCCGCCACAATAGGTTACACTAAACGGTAAAGTAATAGTCCAACTTGCATCATCATAGATATCAACACCATTAACATCGCTGTTAGTTGGTGCCCCTAAATTGGTCATTCCTGTAGTACCTTGCAAATTAAGAGTAATACTGGCACATGACCCACTGGTACTACTTGCTGTAGTAATTCTATTTCCACCGTTAATAAGGTTAGCTAATGTAGATAATCTTAGAGTTGAACTACACACACCGCTAAATCCTGTATCAACTGGTGTTCTTCCTATGCTATCCGGTGTGATTAAACTGCCTCTATAATTAATTTTACTAAACCTACTGTTACCACTGCCTGTAATTACGTTAGTGTAATTTACCACAGTGCCTAAACCCCAACTACAGTTAACCATAGTAGGATTGGGTTGACCAGTTTCCGGATTATTGCTTTTTGTATTGTGCCATTCTCTAATGTAATCAAATATGTATTGAGATGGAGTATAAGCGCCTGGGTCACCGTTGATATCAGATGTGTCGTGTCTCAGGTTGTAGATATTGGCATCTCTAGCCCAACCTTGTGTTTCGCCAGCAATAATCGATGCTACATGTGTAGCATGGTTATTACCGCCTGAGTAATTATCGTAGTCGTAGTTAGGATTAGGGTTTCCAGGCCATACCACACTGTTATGATTTGCAAACCAATTGTACTGTACTAGTCTTCCATCAAACTCGCTATGTCCCGGGTAGGCCATTTCGTCAAGCACGACAACGTCTACATTCTTTCCTGAAGTTGTTATGTTCACCGTGGCTGTTTGATTTCCAGTACCGCTGTCTGAACCCCACCCGCTGACATTATCAGCAATAGAACAGCGATACAGTCCCCAATTTTTTTGATCAACAGCAATACTGTCTGCACGACTCCAAGTGGCAGTCTGGCTGTGCAAACCGGCTTTTACACCCATGTCTTTGAGAGTTAACGATACCGCAGCAACTCTAGGATCTTGTCTTAATTTTTCAGCTTCGGCAACAGTTAGTCTGTAGTGTGTATTTCTGCTAATAGAACGTCTATTAACACACTCTACAGCTCGATTGGGTACATGTTCAAATGTACCCTCGTTCTCCATCTCAAAGTAAAATTGTTCTAGGTCATTTTTATCTTTGAGCGTTACAATGAACTCTCTAAAAATATCAGCCATATCATGCTTCTAGTTGAATTGCAGTTAGTGTAACGGTAATAGTTGTTGTACCGCCACTCTTATTAGTTACCGCAACAGGAATATTTGTATCCGGTGTTCCTTCGTTGCTAAACCCAATAGTTCCTGGGCTAATCAAAATAGTTTGTGCTCCTGTAGTTATAACTTCTGCAATTACACCAGAGCCTGGAGTAGGATCTGTACCTTCTAAACGACTAGCATCTGCTGTGCGACTTGCAGTATCAGTATACAATCTTACCCATGCAGCAGCTGAAGTTTGAATTTTTAGTAGAGCATAGCTCTTATAACCAGTAATAGTTACGTTGCCGGTTGCACCATTGGACAGTGATGCAGTTGTTCCGGCAAGACTTTGACGAGCTTGTAGACCGCCGCCACCGCCGCCTGATGCGTTAATGGTAATTTCATCACCAACTCTATCTAGTGTAACGTTTGTTCCAGCTACTAGTGTTACATCATCTGTGCCACTGCCACTGCCACCAGCAGTTAATCTAATAATTTTCTTGCCAGCTGTTCCGTCAACTGCACTAACGCTGTAAGTTGTGTTTGTGTCAGCAACAATCTCACTGGCATTAGCTAATGCATTCCATATTCCGCCATGTGCAAAATACATCTTACCATCTGCATGGCTGTGTGCAACAGCACCGTGATATGTAGTAGCACTTGGGAAAGCAGCTTGGTTATCAAAGTAGAATGGAATAATGCTACCCACGCTTGGAGCAGTAATTGATCCTACATCACTAACTGTGACTAAACTATTTTTAATAAGTTTTCCTGTAGTATTGTCGTATCTTGCAATAGAATTTGATGTTGCCGAACTAGGTCCTTTAACATAGTCTGTAGAAACACTAATAACTTGATTTGTAATAGTTATACTAGTCCCATCGACCTTAACGCCGCCTAATACAGTAGTAGTTGCAACTGGAATTATTGGTTCATCGGCACTTAATATTCCGTTAGGGTCTATAGTTAATCTTCCACCTACTTTGATTCCACCTAAAGTAGAAACCGTTGCTGTAGGTAACACATACTGGGCCGCAGATAATACTCCCGACCCATTAATGGATAAATTTGCCCCAACCTTAACGCCACCCAACACAGTTTCACTTGCTGTAGGGAGTGTATAGTTTCCTGGATTAGCTGATAATACTCCTTCTGAACTTATTGTTAAATTATTACCGACTTTAATTACACCGAAACGTGTCGGCGATGCTATTACACCAGTGATCGTCACATTACCAGTTTCGGAATCCACAGCAACGCCATTAGCTGCTGTAATACCACTAACTAAACTTAATCGGCCACTGGTTGAACCTAAGGCCGTATATAGTTCAGTAAAATTGTCATTAATTTTGTTACCTGCTGATCTCAGCGAATCGCCGGTACCATCATTAGGTATTTGGCCAACATTAATAATTTGTATTGCCATTTTTCT